TGGGATAGGGACACAAAAAATATTACATATGGTAAACACTAGTTCTCCTAGACGTGCGGCAAATTGCCGCACGTCAATATGTCCTATTGACAAAAGCTCCAAGCTCCAAGCTCCAAGCTCCAAGCTCCAAGCTCCAAGCTGCGACGTTATGTCACATTGACACAAGATGTAGGGGTGCGACGATATGTCATATTGACAGAAGCTCCAAGCAACAAGCTTCAAGCCCCAAGCAGCAAGCTTCAAGCTCCAAGCCATCCCTGACCAGTTCCCTGATCCGTGAACCACGGTACATGGATATTGGAAAAGTTTTAGAAGCTCGAGGACCGAGGGCCTCGGCTATGATAAATGTGTTGTGTGGATGCTTCACGTGGAACGCAATTTGGTGTGGTGAAAATTTTAATTTTTTACCTTTTGTAACTTTTAACTCTACTGTGAAAAAGTGGCCAGAACTATTATAGCCCAATAGATCAGGAGTACCAAGAGAGCTAAGGTTTTCAATCCTAATCCATGAAATTCCCTTAGATTTTTTACGAAGTTTTTGATATAATTTTGCCTCTGGACCCATGTCTTTATCGAGGTTACAACCCCGTTCATTAGTAGGTGTTTTTAAGCTTAGGAGGAATAATAAAATTCTTTTTAGTTTCGCTTTTTAATACTAATCGATGCGCAGTACCACTGTGACCTATAAGAGGAGTAGAATGCTCATGAACTTCCATTCGTTTTATCTCTTCCAAGTAACCATCTTTCTCTACCATAACAATAGCATTAGAAATAGCATTTCCCTGACGACTACCATCTGATTTTGCTTCAGTAAATTTAGATAAATATTGTTGTAAATCTTTTACTCTCATAATCCGGCTGTTCTAAACTTATCTTCGTGTCTCTTAATATAGTCACTTATCTGACCAGATAATTTTTTATTATCTTCCTCAACTTCGGTAAGTCTTGTTTGAAGTTTTCCATTTAATTCTTGATGAAGTTTATTAATTTCTCGCGCCTCTTTTAATTTAACTTCCAATGCCCGCATTTCAGGTGAGTTATTACCAATTCCTTTAATAATTGTATTTTCACCTTCAGCTTCTTCAGCTCTCTTTTTTAATTTTTTATTTTCCCTTTGAAATTTATCATTAATATCAAGAGCAATAGATAATGACTTTTCCAATTCTTCAACTCTTCTGGTTAAATCTAATTCTCCCCTATCTTCCTTTATAGCTGCCATAATACAAACTTCTTCTTTCACTTTCTTATAATATGTTTTCTTAATGCTCTAACTAATCTTTCAATATTATCTATAATATCAATTAGAGTTTGACTTTTAATGAAATGCTCTTCACGTTTTATTTCATCATACTCTTTAAGAGGTATAGTAACAGTACGTTTAGATACTGCCGATTCATCCTCATAAGTAGCTTGTTCTGCTACTTCTTTACTATCTTCTAAATTATCTTTCATTATTGACATTTTATAATAGTTACCTTAAAATGTCAACATGGGAGTTCCAAAAAGATTAACAGAAATGCAAAAGAGATTCGCCGAATTTATAATATTCGGTGGAGCTGATGGGCCTGTATCACAAGGAGAGGCAGCTAAACTAGCTGGTTATAGCCACAAGAGGTGTAGACAAGAAGGGTCTGAGCTTATGAATCCTAGACTATCCCCACTAGTCGTAAGATATATAGGGCAATTAAGAGAAGAGAGACTTAGAAAACATGCTGTTACTTATGATGGTCATGTAGCTGAACTAGATAGAATTAAAAATCTAGCATTGAAGAAGGGTTCATTTTCTTCTGCAGTAAACGCTGAAACCAATCGTGGCAAGGCAGCAGGACTATACATAGAACGCAAAATAATAAAAACAGGTAAACTAGAGGACCTAACAGAAGAACAACTAGAAGCAAAAATGAAACAAATTTTAGACGACTACGAGCCTCTTCTAAATGCAAAGCAGATTGAAGGGGAAGTGATTGAATCACCTAAAGCCTCACCATCTTCTTCACACAAGCCAAAGGAATCATCGTCCGATCCCCAAAAGTCAAAGAGCCGTCCTCCTCCCGATCATAAGAAGCAAATAATTTAACAGCATATCTATCTTTATTATATAACCAGCCTTCATTAACAGGCGAGGCTAACTTCATTTTATTAAATGTCTTATCATCAGCCCAACCACTGTCGCTTAAAATATCAATCCACTCTACTCTTACCTTTGCGTAAGGAATGTTGTCTGGTTGAGTAGTGGCCACGATTCTTCTCTTCACTCTTGGTCTTCTTTTTTTGGGTTTTCTTCTGGGCATAATAGTATCTAGGGTTGTGTCTCCGATTGAATATATCTATAAATCTCTCCATTGTAAATCTTGTATATAGGGATGTGAGAGCATAGATAGGTTATTAAAACACATAATAGTTTGCTTACCCCCCTAGAGACTGACATATTGACAGATTCTAAAAAATGAAATGTCACACAATATGTCACTATTTTGGTTAAATTCATATTGATTTTACTATCTTTTTTATCTTTCTGACAGTATGACAGATTATTTTGATTTGAAAAAAAAAAATAAAATCATTTATTTCTGTGAGATTACTATATGTAGAGATCTGTCTTTCTTTTGCCATATTTCTGCCTTATTTTAGCCACATTTGATTGAATTAGCCCAATTGCTTGGGCTAATTGGTGACGTCAGCAAGATGGATGAAAACTGATCGCATGAAGCGATCAAGGGAATCAGAGACATCCTGCTGACTTGGGTCAAGAACTCACCAATCCTTGTTAGATATTCCCTGTCCCTAACTGTAAAATCTGTTAACATTTAATAGGTTCTAGCTCCTCTTGTAATTTTTCTGATACTGTTTGTAACTTCTTCATCTCCCATTTGGTAATAATATCACTAATCTGTTGAAAAGGATAGTTGCGTGCCACCATGTCGTTCCGGTATGCTTTAATCTCTTTTAATAGTTCTTTTGTTTCTTTGTTCATATATTTTTATAATGGGTGCCATTGTGATGTATTCAAAATAGGGGTTAGAAACTCACCACAATGGCTTAGAGCCCCATCGGCCCCCGATAACATCAGTTTCGCCCCAACTGTTAACTCGGTTTATCTTTTTCAAATTCCTCCAAAAGCTTATTAGGGTCTATTTTTGCCCGTTCCTTCTCGTCTCTTCCTAACTGATGATACATGTCTAATCTGCCTAGCCATCTGTGCTTCCACAGCTTTAACATAGCATCCTGAAACTTGAATTCTTGGTAATATAGGTCAGGAGTGCATATCATTATAATACCCTGTCTAATCTTGGATCCATAGACTGCATCATGAGCCATGCAGTATGCAGCAATTTGCATATAATAATCGCTTACCCACTCTTCTCTCTTTGGTCTATTAGATTGTTTAAAGTCTACAATAGTCTCTAAACCATTATGCATACATACCAAGTCAGTAGACCCAGCATATAACCCAGGATAATGTAACATAACTTCTGAGCCATAGTACTCTTCAACAGGCGTAAAACCCATTTCAATAATTTTTTTGGCCATGGGCTTCGCCTGGCATCCGATCTCTGTAAGATCATCGTAGCCAATACCTTGAATATGAGACTCCAAGAATTTGTGCATGGAAGTCCCTCGCTTCGAAGATAAATTCGTAATTCGTTCTGCTTCTTCTGTTCCAACTTTGGCCTTCCAGTCTTTTAGAAATTGTTGATTTTTTGTAGCACCTAATACCGTAGTCACAGACGGAAGTCTAGTTCCTATGATGTCATAAACTCGGGTCCCTGTTTCGTGATCCGTGATCTGTTTTCCTTGTATATAGCTGTATTTATTACTTTTTTTCATATAATTTTTTTAAATCTTCTTTAGCATTATATTTTGAAACATTATGAAACATTTTTTTAACTTCTTTCATTTGAATGTCTTTATTAATAACACCTTGTCTAACCAGTTTATGATACAGTTTTTTAGTTTCTTGTAGGCTCATATAATTTATATTTTAATGTTAACTCACATCCTTCATCAATATCTTCTATGACTGTAATACTCCATTTATCAAATCCAGGTCTAATTCTAACCTGAGATCGCTCACAGTTAGGTGTCTCAGCATGATTAATAAATCCTCCTAATGGCGTTCTAATATATTCACCATCAATTCTATAATGAGATATACCCAGCAGAGTCCCTTTAACCAATCTTCGAGTTGTGAATAATCCCTGGCCCGCGATCCCTGAGTCGGCAACTATAATCCCTGAAGGCAGAGGACTGTACTGGTTCAATCGATCTAGATCGTGAAATTCTTTTATGTCTTTATCATTCATCATATTCTTTTACCATTCTTAATACTATGAACAACGTATCTTCCTTTTTTGTTTTCATAAGACATAAACCCTGTCCATTTTGGGTTTGGTGTTACTAGAGATTTTAATAATTTTTTAAAAGACATCTCTTCTTTTTCTTCTTCAGGTTTACCATCTTCGGTAACTTTAAATTTATATCTCATAATACCACCACTAACATATAGATAGCCAAAATAGTTATGAGTCCTAAAAAAGAAAATATAAATATAAATACTGGTTTCATTTTTTCCCCAAATGATTTACAATTTTCTTGGACCAGGATAATAAATTTTT